AGCCTCATCGTCTCCCCTCATTTTTTCGGCGGTAGCTGCAGTACCCGGCCAACCTGCAGCCGCTTGGTTTCGTCTAGCGTGATGCCGTTCAGCTCCATGATGTCCCGCCATCGATCCGTGTCGCCATAGATTCGGAGCGATACCCGTGCCAAAGTATCGCCCGGCTTGAGCGTGTACGTCGTAGGCGGCACGCGCGGGTCCCAGCGCTCTGCAGGCTGCTCGACTTGCTTCTTGCTGCCATCGGGCATTTCAATTGTCTTCACGCGGCGCGGCGCGTAGAACACGTACTCTTTGAGCTTGAGCGAGAAGAAGATATCGCCCGGACTCCCGCCTTCCTCCCAGCGCTCGAAGGAGGCGAAGGTGACGGGAATCCAGATTTTTGTTTCAGTGTCTGCCGTGTTTTTACCAACGTATGTGAAGCGTGCTGGGTGGCCGCTGTGCATCCATTTGTTGATGTAATTGACGTACGTATGAGGTTCATACAGAACGCTAGACGTCACAAACGGATATCTCTGCGCCGGAAAGAAGCTCTCGAACGAAATTTCCGCAAGTTCCGGTTTTTCGATAGTTGTGATTGGTCCGCTACCGATTATGCGGTATTCCTGACCGGAACCGTTTCGCTTTATCGTCACTTTTGGAGGCAAAACTGGGAATTCCCATCTTTCTACACCATTGTTCCACGACAGTGACATAAAGAATGGCTTTTCATCAGCCATAGGTTTCAACTCCTTGGTAATTGAAAAAGCGCCCATTTAAGGGCGCTCCTGTTCAATTCGAGATTATGTTTTTATTCTTCAAGTCACTGATATTAAAATAGGTGTTTCCGTCGTACTTGATAATGCGAATCCCATCAATGACAAAGCTTCCGTTTTTGGTTGTATCGAAATTTTCAGGTAGTTTCAATGTAGCCAAGTAGACTACAGGTATAGTCACTTTCACGAGTTGGATTTCATCTGGCTTCTCGCGCATTGGTATGGCTATGTTTTCAATCTCCTCAAGCATCCCTTTTGATATCCAACCTTCGCTCAAGAGCGGTGGCAGCTCCGCGCGGCCTTCCTCGACAGCCATCTGATACGTGATGTCTGCCGAGTCTGGATAGCCCTTGTAGCCGGGCTCTTCTTCGCGGATGATCTCCGTATCAGGCTGCAAATTGTCGTTTTTGCGGCCTGCTGGTCCGTCTGTATCAGAGGAATCGCCGCTGCCGGGGTTGATGTCCCGCTCGCTGACAGGTGCCTTACCGCCGATTTCGACTTGTTTCAATTGCTCATTCCAGACAACCGGAACGCCGGTCAACTCGCCGACCTTCGCCAGCGGCACATACGTCCGGCCATTGTGATTCAAGATAGGCTGCGATGTGTCCTTATATGCTTGTCCGTTCACAATTACCGGGCGCTCAAAGAGCGTCAGCACGTATTGCTTTGCCGCGCCGAATGCCGGTACTGCGACCATTGCTGCAGCGCCTATAAATGCCCCGATTAAGAGCCCCGTCAACTTCTGTTTCAAGGTAACCCCTCCCACTATTTGCTATTCCCATATATCGGATACTACGGGGCAAATCATGAGAGGGATTCAGATTTAAGCAAAGAGCCCCTTCGCGGAGCTTTCCAACTCCGTTTCCATCGAACCTTGAATCCGTCGTATAACCTCGTCAACGTCGGCTTCCTTCGTGACCGGCCCCGTCGTGACCTGGACGGTCGGCGTCAGCGTGACAAAGTTCTGTATCGCCTTCATCTCGGCAAGATCCCGCATGACTTTCAGATCCTCGTTCGATATGTCGACGGTATCGTTGATCTTGCCAACCTCGTTAACCTTGTTGATGTTAGGCGGCGCATCCGACTTGAAACTATTGGGATCAATCCCCGCACCCTCTTTTGCTGCTTCCTCGGCTTCTTTTTGTGCGCGCTTAGCCGCTCGATTATCAAGCATATCTTTCACTTTCTGTTCTCGTTCAGCAGCGCGCTTCTCAGCTTCGCTTTCCATCTCCGCGATTTTTGCGGCGTTGGACTTCTTCAGCGCTTCGAGTTGCGCCTCCGACTCTGCCGTGAACTGCACATGCGATATCGTGTCAATCGACACTCCCGGAATTTGCTTCAGCAGATTAATGAACTTGTTGATGTCGTCAATGACCGCGTTTATCATGTCTTGGACAATTTTAATGGCTTGCAACTTCATCCAAGCTGCACCTTCAACGATTCCGTTCCAGGCTTTCATGAATCCGATGTTCAGCTTGTCTTGCGCATTAGCCAACCAGTTCCAAGCCCGCATCATGCCTGCCGCGAACTGATCGTTGGTCTGCCAGAGCTTAACGAGCCAGACGATGAGCCCGACGATCAGGCTAATCAGAAAGATGAAGATGTTTGCTTTTTGGGCTGCATTCAATGCCCTCCAGGCCGTCGCAAGCCCGAGCGTCGCCGCTGTTTGTGCGAAAATGACCGCTGTCGCAATGCCACTTTGGACGGTTAGAATGCCCTGCATAATCGCCTGTCTTTGCGTGGCGATATACCAAGTCGTCATCGCTGCAGCAATCCCCCATAGGATCGGTTCGATGGTCGACCAGTTCCCTGAGATATAGCCGTACACACTGGACACGGCGGTCAACAGCCAATCCGCAGCCGCTGCCGCGCTTTCGATCGCGGATTGCAGGTTCGCGATAAATTGCTCGCCACCGGGGCTGTTCAGCATCTTGCTGATGCGCTCGATGACAGGGCCGAACGTTCTCAATGCCTCGTTACCAGCCTCGGTCCAGATGTCGCCGAACGTCCGAGGCATCGTCTCGAATTTCGCGTTGATGTCGTCGGCCGCGGCGAACATGGCACCCTTGATGATGTCCGCCGTTATCGTCCCCTCGGCGGACATGTCCTTTAACTCGCCCTTCGATTTGCCGGTGAAGTCTGCAATCGCCTGTGCGAGCATCGGGGCATTTTCCATGATGCTTCGAAACTCGTCGCCCTGCAGCTTACCCGCGGCCATCGCCTGCGTGAGCTGGTACATGCCGGCCTGCTGCTCCATCGTGGAAGCCCCGGAGACGCGGAACGACTTCTGCATCAGTTCCGTAAAGGCGATAAGCTCGTCGTTTCCGCTGAATGCGTCCGATGCCAGGATGCCCATCTTACCGATTACACCGGCCATCGTCGTGTAACTGCCGCGAGCCCGGTCCGCAGCCGCGAAGATTTTCTCTTGTAGTTCCGCAGTCGTTTGGAGGCCGTCATTGACTAGGCCGATGCGAGCTTGCGTATTGACGTAGGTGTCCGCTATTTGCATCCCTGATAATGCTGCTTGAATAGCGACATACCCTGCCGCAACCGCCCCAAGCGCTCCGGCGAAGCTAAAGGCTCGACCGGTCCCTTTCTTTAAACCGTTGTTCAAATTGTTCTGACTGGCAGCTTGCTGATTCAAGATGTTGTTCGTCTGCTGCAAAGATAGGTTATTCTGGTTGATCGTATAGTTGATCTGCTTGTAATTGTTCTGGATGACCTGCGTGACCTGGACAATCTGCTTATTCTGCTGCACCATCCGCTGCTGATCGCTTACCGTGCGGGCCGGGACCAGGCTTTTCGAAGCCCCGCCACCACCCGCCATCACGCGGTTAAGCCGTTCGCCGCTGTCGATAAGACGCTCCATTTGCTTGATTACGCGGGCAAGCGGCCCGGACATTCCATCCATCAAGCGCAATGCACTGGATATAGACGACATGGTGCCGCCCCCTTCCTCTTACTTCTTCGCTGCCGCCGCTGCCTTCTTATCTGCAGCTACACGCTCGTCGATAGCGGCCATGACAAATGCTTTCTCCTCCCGGGGCAGCGCAAGAAACTGGCTCGGAAGGAGCTGGAGCTTATGGAGAGCGTAGTACGCATAATTCGCGTCGCTATCGCCCTCCCGGATCAGTTTTTTGCTTCTTCGACAAGCTCTTCCATGTCGACGTCGAAGCCGCTGAGCTCCTGAATCTTCTGCATCAGCGTTGTGATCTCACCCGATAATAGCACCTTGTTCACGTAATCCTCCGGCGTCCGGCAACCCATCTTCTTGATGCTCTCCGCGTCCTTGAAGTCCGGCACGACCGTGTGATTGATGACGATGCGAAGGTTGAATTTCTGCGCATCGAATTCAACCTTGCGACCCTTCCTAATCTGCGTAGCGCTCTTCCGGATCTCTTCGAACTCTTGGCTGGTCATCGCCTTGATGGTGAACTTCAGCAGGTTACCTTCCTTGTCCCTAAAGCGCGGCGAAACGACGATTTCTTCGGTCAGGTTGTCAACCGGGTTGTCATTCAGGAAATCTTGCAAGCTCATCAATATCCCTCCTTGGAATGAAAACGAGCGCCCGATTAGGCGCCCGTGATCGTGTCAAATTCGTCGAGAATTTCATAGTCGTTGAACGTGAACGGCATTTCTTCCTCGAGCATGTCGTCACTGGTTGCATCGAAGCGGGCCGCGATGACGCTGTCCAAGTTGCAGTCGATCAGTTCCA